TTTTATTTTTTAAATAAATTTATATATTAAATATCTAATTTAGATATTATAATTAAGATATCTAATATTTAGATATGTTTTATATATTTTTTAGATATTATAATGTAAATATTTATAAATATTTACAGATACAAATCTATTATTTATCTAATTTTATATATTTCTTTGTAAATATCTAATAAATATCTATTTTTAGATATTTAAATGACTTATATATAATATAGAATATTAAAAAGTCTAAATAAAAATCAAATTAATTATAAAAAAATATAATATATTAATATATATATATAATGATGAATGAATCACCAGAAGTTTTCTATTTAGATGTTCAAGTTTCTAATATTAATAGTGATGGACAACTGACATCAACGTTAGCAGAATATAACCAATCCCGTTTATTACCTTATTTATTTAATCCTGATAAATATTATGGTTCTATTGTTCAATTTAATTTAACAAATACAGATGCTCCTATATTAAATGTTCCTATTGTTCCAAATCAAGGAAATGTTAATACATCTATATATAATATTTATTTAAAATATCAAAATACAACAGTAGGTCAAAATGTTGTATTTATACCACAAAATAAAACATCACCAATTCCACCACCACCAAATCAAACATCAAATGGACTACAAGATAATCAATTTTTTTATTATTCAATATATAATTATTCTTATTTTGCTTTTCTTGTAAATAATGCCCTTTCATCAGCATGGGCACAGTTAAGAGTAATAGTTCCGGCATTACCAGATGAACCAGCACCATATATTAAATTTGACCCAACTACTAATTTATTTTCAATATATACACAGAATAATCTTTTTAATCAAGATTTCGCAGTTCCTATAGTAATTTATTTTAACGGACCATTATATACATTATTTTCTTATTTCCCTGCTTATACAGTTGATTTAAATGGTTTAGCACTACAACAAATTGTAATAAATACTAATAATTCAATTATTGATTCTACTACAGATATTAACACTTTAACACAAGAAGCATCATCAATAAATTTATTTAGTCAAATAATAAGTATATGTATTACATCACAATTTTTACCAGTTATTAAAAGTCAAATTTTTAATCCGACATTATATTATGGTGGTGTTGTAGAACCAATAAATAATAATTCAAATACTCAAAATATTTTATTAGAATATAGTTTAGAAGATAATATTTACTATAAAAATATTGTTTATAATCCTACAGCACAATATCGTGTATTTGAATTAACAGGTGAGAATCCATTGTTTAATTTAGATTTTAAATTTTGGTATAGAACAGTTTTCGGAAATTTAGAACCGGTATATTTAAATTCCGGCACTTATTTATCTTTAAAAATAGGTTTCTTTAGAAAAGATTATTATAAGAAATTAAAAAATCATATTTAAAAAATTTCTAAAAAAAAAAATATATAATATATATATATATATAAATGTCTTCTATAAAAGGTATTAAAATTCAAGACCCTCGTATTAATGATTTAACTAACGATATGACTTATCCAATATTTGATGGCGCATCAAATAATACGTATCAAGCGTATCCTTTTACGGGTTCTAATTCATCATTAACCGTTACATGTCAAATCCCTTCTGAATCTATAGTTACTGACGCAAGAGTTTTATTACAATCTGATTTAAATTTAACTATAAATTGTGGAAACGTTCCAATCGGTTCTCAAGCATTTCAAATTGGAACTACCGATAGTTTAACAGCGTATCCCCTTCAATCACTTTTTACTACTGCGTCATTAACATTGAATAACGCCACGTCATCAACAAATTATAGTGATGTTTTCCCAATGATTAAAATATTAGAAGATAAAATTCATCTTTCACAATATAATTCAACAACTCCTAATTATATAAATCAAAATTTCGGTATGTTTAGTGATGCGGTTTTAACTAATTCGAACCCAATGGCGAATTTTAATGAAGTTTCAATTGCTTCAAATTGTAAAGTTCCTAATGGTGCTTTTCCTTATTCTTATTATGTTGTTCAACATTTTGTAGGTGGTGTTTTAACTGACGATAGTTTAATTTCTACATCTACTTCTGATACATGGAAAATATACGTATCTTATCCAAAATTAACTGAACCGTTCCTTTGTCTTAGTCCTTTTACAAATGATGATTATAATAAATCCGGTTTAATCGGTGTAAATACAATAAATCTCGTATTAAATATCGATACTGCTTGTAGAAGAGTTTGGAATACTGGAAACTCATTTATTAATAGCACTACTAATGGTATTTCATCATATATTACATCTATTAGTTTAGGAAATCCTAATTCTGCTTCAGGATTTTCAAACACAAAGATATTATATAATTTTTTAAGTTTGAGCGATTTACAATATAGTAAAATTAGCACGAAGTCGGTTATTGGGTTTAGTGAATATGCTCGTTATTTAACTCAATCATCTAATGCTCCTGTTTTTGCTCCAAATTCTACAAATACTATAACCCTACAAAATATACAAATTAATCAAGTCCCGTCTTTGATATGTGTAAATGTCGCAGTGCCTCAAAGTTCAAAAAATTGGGGTTATACTGATTCATTTTTAAAAATCAATAGCGTATCAATCACGTTTAATAACCAATCTGGTTTAATCGCCAGTGCTGATATAACACAAATTTTTGAATTATCACAAAAATGTGGTTCTACTCAATCATTTTATGCGTTTAACGGAAAAGCATTAGCGATACAGAACGGGGTTTCAACTCTAATACCGACTTTAGGTTCATTACTTGTAATTAATCCATCTCTCGCCCTTTCTTTACCTCCTCTACTTTCTAATAGTTCTATTGCCCAACTGAATCTACAAATTACTTTAAATTGTACGAATCAATTTGGATTTAGTATTCAACCTGAAGCAACGATAATGTGTATAAATAGCGGTTATGCTGTTTCTGAGCTCGGTTCGACATCCTTTTTCACTGCTGTTCTTGACCGTGAAATGGTTCTACAAACAAAAGCAAGTGATGAACATCATGATATTATTGACCAAGAATTATATTCTCAACAAGTAGGAGGAAAAATGTATAGTTTTGGTGCTATGTCCAAATTTCATAAATCAGGAAAAGGAGGAATGAGACCATCTAAAGAAGGAGGAGCAAAACATATGAGTAAATCAAAATTACATAAATTATTAAGATAAAAAAATATTTATAAAAGAAAATAAATATTTAATTAATTTTTAATTATTTTTTAATTATTTTTTTATAGTATATATATATATATATACTATGAGTAAAATGTTGTCAAACAAAAAAATTATTAATGAAATTCGTCAAAATCAACAAGACTATGTAAATACACGCCCTGAAATGATATTTAAACCATTTGTTAGTAATAGAGCAGAAAGAGATTATAATTTAGGTGATAGAATGGGTGGATATAAATCACTTGGACCGCATCCAAGATTTTCAGCGTCAATAAATAATAATACAGCATTTCCTGACCCTTTATATGGTGGAGCAGTAAAAGGTGAAATGTATAATAATTATTTAGAATTTAATAAAAGATATGGTGGAGCATTATTAGAAGAAAAAATGCCTTTAACTGGTGGTTATCATTCAGATAGTGATTTTTGTTCTGAAAGTGAAAGTGATGAATATGAAACTGATTCAGATAGTGAATGTTCTGATAGTAGTAGTGATTATGAAGGTGGAGGAATTTATGATGATTATATTAAACCAGCAGGAAAAGCATTATATAATGTCGGTTCTGAGGTGTTTAAAGACGTTGTTGTTCCAGTTGGAAAAGAAATATTAAAAGATGCTATTATTGGTTTAATGTCAGGAGCGGGAAGAATGAGAGGAGGAAAAATAACAGGAACAAAAGATGAATATATTCATATTTTGAGAAAAATAAATCCTGAATTTACTAAAAAAGAATTAAGTAAAAATACTAAAAATAAATTATCAAGAATGCTATATAAAATTTTGGAGATGGGAATACATCCTGATGATTTAGAAACTTTACATTATTTAGATAATATATATCAGCAATTAGTGGTAAATCCTGATGACTTAGAAAATTTACATTATTTAGATGCTTTAACTAAAAATTATGGACAAAGAGGAGGGTTATCTGGAACTAAAAAAGAATTAATGACAATTATTAAGGCAATGTATCCTAATGTTGATTTTAAGAAAATGACAAAACAACAAATTATAAATGAAATTAAAAAAGAACAACCAGTAAAAGAAACTAAATCAAAAGTTAAAAAATTATTAAAAACTGATGATGATGAATATTCAGAAATTGAAAAACAATTTAAAGAATTTGATAAATTAGATGAAACTGATAAAAAATTAGATAAAGAAAGTCTTGAATTAGACAAATATTTTGAAGAACTAAATAAAGAAACTAAAAAAAGAGGACGTCCAGCAAAAGAAAAAGTTGTTAAAGAACCTAAAAAAAGAGGACGTCCAGCAAAAGAAAAAGTTGTTAAAGAACCTAAAAAAAGAGGTCGCCCAGCAAAAGAAAAAGTTGTTAAAGAACCTAAAAAAAGAGGTAGAAAAACAAAATCAAAAATTGATAAATTATTAAAAACAGATGAAGATGAATATAAAGAAATTGAAAAACAATTTAAAGAATTTGATAAATTAGATAAAACTGATAAAAAATTAGATAAGGAAAGTCTTAAATTAGACAAATATTTTGAAAAACTAAATAAAGAACCTAAAAAAAGAGGTAGAAAACCAAAAACAACTGAAAAAGTTGTTAAAGAACCAGTTAAAAAAAATAAAAAAGTAAAAATTAAAAAAATAGTTGGAACTAAAAGAGGTGAAAAAGTAAGAGGTGATATCATAGCAGAAGTAATGAAAAAACAAGGTTTAAGCTTAGGTGAAGCATCTAAATATGTTAAAGATAATAATTTATATTAAATTTTTACTGGATTTTCACTTTTCATTTTTTATAAATAAAGTTTTTTGAAAATCCAGTAAAAAAATAATTATTTTAATTTAAAAAAAAATATTATATAAATATAATATATATATATAATATGGATAGAATTTCTCAATTAAAAAAAATACAAAATGAAGGTTTAGAACTTTTTACTAAAAAAAATATTGATTATGGAGATGCTTTTTCAAAATATGGTGCGGTAGGTGTTTTAATGAGAATAGAAGACAAATTACAAAGATATATGTCTATTACTAAAAATGGTGTAAATTTAATAAATGATGAAGGATTAAGAGATACATTAATAGATTTACATAATTATAGTGCTATGTGTTTAATGTTAATTGATGAATAATTTATTTCTTTTTTTCAAATAAACTATTTAACCATTCTATATTATCTCGTAAATTGCTGTATTTCCCCCATAAAAGATAAGCAGAAAATACACTCGGTGATGCTTCTAAATTTGAAATTAATTCATTTTCTCTTTTATTTGCTATATGTCTTAACCAATAGTTCATACGCTTTACTTTATTTTTTTCATCTATATACGTAGAACCATCTTTTAATCCAAAATCATATTCATCTCCATTATCTAAAAAAACTTTAAATCTTTTATCTTTTTTTTTGCTTTTTGTTATATGAATAATTTTCATTATATATATAATTTATATTTATTTTTTGTAATTTTCAAATATTGATAAACTAAATAAATACATTTCACTTCTCCAACCATCACCACCTTTTACGATTCTTTTAAATTCTTTATTATTAATTTTAGTTCTAATATCTTCAGTTGGTATAATATATAAATCATATTCATCAGGACTTTTTATTATAAAATATGCGTAATAATCCGCTTTTGTTGATGTTATACCACTTTCTTTATTATTACATTTAAACTCTATTGCTAAATTACCTGTTTTAATACTTAATCTATCACATTTACATTCATATTTTATATTATCATCACAAATAATATCATAATCTTTAAATTTTCCTTCTATTTTATTGATAGATGTATAAAAAGGCGTTAAATAGGATGCTAATAGATTTTCGTATTTTTTACCAAAAGATAAATCATTTAAAAATTTAGTCATATATAATATAACTATATATTTTTTTTTCTAATTAAACTTTATAAGGAATTTATAAAGTTTAAAAAAATGTGAAAATCCAGTAAAAACCATATTATATTTATATAGATTTTTTTACTGGATTTTCAAAAATCTTTATTTATAAAAAAAGGAAAAATGAAAATCCAGTAAAAAATTTT